CTTTGGGCTCAGGTGCGCCGAGTAGTTCGCGTAGCTTGTCAGTCGGTATCCGTGGGGAGACTTCGTTCCAAACATTGACTGGCTTGGGTTCCAAGCCCTTCTTCACATTCATCGACTCTGGCACACGCAGAATACGCGATGCCTCGAATACTTTGTCGTCAACGATCAAGCCCTGCTCTTTGCAGAGTTGTTTAAGTCGCTTGGCCAGTGGCTCCCACTCTTTGCGGGTCAATGTATCTTCAAGCAACCAGTAAGCATGAACGCCGTTACCGGAGTTCACCAAGATTGGTTTGGGTAAGCCGATTGCTTTGCAAAACTTTTGAAGCTCTGCCAGCCCTGTTTGCTGGTCGAGGTAGCCTTCAATCTTCCCTTTGGAATTCGGTACACCTTTGGTCGGGCCGCAATCAATATCCAGCCAAAGGGCTCGGACAAAGGCTACGTTCTCGTGCGTCCTGTCACCTGCTGTACCAAACTTGGCACAGCCGAAATACACATTGACTTGTTTGGTGTTGAACTCTTGGATGATCGTCTCGGCATCTTCCCTTGTGTCTGCAAAACGCTGATCTACATACTTACCTATGCCAACCACGCAGTACCTACCGTCTGTCGGCAGTACGGTGTCGAGCAAATCAAATGTAGACATTGTTATCCGTGTTTTTTGTGCCGTGCCATGAAACGCTCGATCTGCTCGCTGTGGTCGGGGGATGGGGCGAACTCGCCCACGAACCAGTTGTAAACCGTAGTACGGCTCACACCCAGTGCCTCCGCAACTTTCGTTGCTGGAATCCCCCGCACAACGCAGAAGCGACCCAAGGCTACGCCCAAAGATTTAGCGTTGGCTTTTTTGTTCGCCGCAACCAAACTCTGGCTGTAACCATAGGTCATGCGTTACTCCTCGTCCGTCCAAGCCGCAACCACAGAGTCCAAGCTTTTCTTGGGTACGGGTGTGACTTCAGCGGCCTTCTTGGATTCGCGCTTCTTGGGCTCTTCCACTGCTTCAGCTTCGGCGGCAGGTGCGGCGGCTTTGGGCGTTTCAGCTTTAGGGGCTTCCAGCTTTGGCGCACGGCCTGACACATCGGCTTGATACGGTGTCATCACAACCATCTTCTGCACTTCGGGAAGCACGGCCACTTTGCTGGTGATCGCGTGTTCGCCCTTGTTGATGAAGCGTACTGGTGTGAACAGGATGGATTGGTTGTCGTTGTCTTCATTGAAGCTCAACTGTGTAACAACGTAGTCCAAGCTCTTGCCATTGTTGGCCAAGTACTTGGTGTAGCTCTCAAAGGGATGCGTGTTGTCGCCAACGCTATCGCCGAACAGTGACTTGGAAGCCAAGTTCATTTGATACACAGAACCTTCAAGCGAAGTACCAAAGTCTTCTTCCAACGTCACAGCGATGCGGCGTGAGTAGCGGCAAGCTTTGGAGTTGCCCATACCTGAACCCTTGATGTTTTGCTCGCACGAATCGCAACGGTCAGATTGCTTATTCGCGGAACCTGCATCGGGCACATTGCCGTCATTGGAGAAACAGTCAGGCGCAGTTGGCTCAGCTTCGGGGCTCCATTGTTTTGCGTAGAAGATACGACCAACTTTGGGGGAAGCGTTGACAACGACAACATTCAAGTCGCCTTTGACCTTACCCATTTCTTCACCGCCCACAACCTTACGGAAGATTCCGTTCTTGGGGACGATTCGTTTAACGCCGGTACGACCAGCGAGTTGTTTTGTAAGCTCACTGACTCCAGCGGTTTGCAGAAAGTCGGGGAGGTCTTGGTTTAGCAAAGTGATGTTGCTCATTTTTCAGTTTTCCTTAGAACGTCTAACAACCACGGTGTATTCGCTCTCTACATTCAAGCCCATAGGGAGCAGGTCGGGATTCTCGGAAAGAAACTCCTTCATGTGTGTCTGATGAAGTCTCTTCTCCAGCAAGCCATACGCATCGTTTTCTTTGATGAAGCGATACATAGAATCCCAATCATTCGTCCAGTACCGTGACTTTACGGAACGAACAATCGTGCCAGCTTTTGTGCGAATGCTGTCGGCATTCATGTTCTTGCAAATCTCAAGCATCTCCAGCTCAAGCACACTCATCTGTTCTTCCAGATTGGCGTACTGCTGTTTGTAGTCTGCGGTGAGTTTGTCTTTGGCATCGCGCATCTTGATGTAGATGGCGGTGAGTTTGTCGAGGGGGATAGAGGGTTGTTCCCCCTGAACTTCTAATGCGTCCATAGTTAGCTCCAGTTGATTTGTGGTTTTAGTCTATCACAGAACTTAACATTGTCAAGTACCTTCGGAAATTATTTCTTGCTTGTACAAATCAATAATTTTCGTGTGGTGTGCAATGTTGCCCCGCAGGTGGGCGTACATCTTTGTCTCTATCGGACTGCCTGTTATATGCACGATGGTCATTGGGTTGACCTGACCGGGGCGGTCAATTCGGGCATTGGCTTGTAGATACGTCTCCACGCTGGAGCAGGGAGCGTACCAGATGATCGTGTCGGCGGCAGTTAGGGTAAGTCCGTGGGATGCCGCTTGTGGTTGGATGATGAGAACTTTGGGGTGTACACCGTCCTGAAATTGTTTTACCAATTCGGAGCGTCTATTGACAGGCACATCTCCATTGATGATTTCGCAGGTGATGCCGTGCTTGACCAAGTGCTTCTCAAGCAACTCAATGGTGTGGGTGAACGGAACAAACACCAGCACCTTGTGGCTCGATTCGTCAATAACTTCTTGCACCACGTTCAGGCGGTTAGATACGTCAAACTCTAGGACTTCTCCAGTATCCGTATACACAGCACCGCCGGATATTTGAAGTAGCTTGTTGAGCTTCACAGCGGCGTTGACCGCAGAGATTTCTTCGCCGTCTGCCTCAATCAGCATTTGCTTCTTGAGCACGTTGTAGTACTTCAACTGCTGTGGGGTCAGGGGCGCGTCACGCTCGGTGAAAGTCACAGGCGGCAGGTCGAGACACTGCTTCTTCTCAAACCGAATGGCGGGTTGCAGTGCCTTGTGAACGATGTGCTTGGACTCGGGGCGTGGTATCCAGCGGTATTTACTGACCTTGGCCATGACCTGATCTCTGAACTGCCCATAGAACATCGGGATACCTTGGGGGTTGACCAGCTTTGCCAATCCGTAAGCATCCGTAGGCGCTTGGGCGGCGGGCGTTCCAGTCAACATCCACAAGCCACGTATAACTTTTGTTAGGTCGCGCAAATCTTTCCATCTGTCTGTCTGAGCATTCTTATACGCTGACGCTTCATCCACCACGATCAAATCGAACCCACCGGCCAAGATTTCTTTCTTGACGATGTCCACCCCATCAAAATTGATGACGACAAACTCTGACCCCGCATTGATGATCTCTTTGCGCTTCTTGGCAGAACCGTGTGCAACCGACACCGTGCGGTGGATTGCAAACTTGAACAAGTCCTGTTGCCATGCCGACTTCATGATCGACAAAGGGCAGATCACCAACACACGCTTCACTAACCCTCGTTGCATCAAATAGTCAACTGCCCAAATCACTGATGCTGTCTTGCCTGTCCCCTGCTCGTTAAAGCAGAACGCCTTGTTGTTGGTCGTGAGGAACTCGGCTGTAATCTTCTGATGATCGAACGGTGTGAACCCGTGTGGACGGGGCCACGAATACTCTGATGAGTTCATTTTTTTGACTTGTTGACTTTGACCGTGTGGTCAGAGTTTCGGGTGAATGATCGGTTGGCGCTTGGGGTCTTGAGCTTAAGATTGCTCTTAGCATTTGTTCCCCCTTTGGACAAGGGAACCACATGGTCGATGTCCTTTCCAGTACGGTCAATGCCCTTCTTGTCCATCTCGTTTCTTGCACGTTGTCTATCCATTCTTGTTTCATGTTCGCCGCGAGCTTTCTGTTGCTCGTATTCTTTTTTGTAGGGGCGGGGTTTGTTTACGTACGGCATGGTGTCACCTCTGCATTTGGGTTATTGTTTAGTCCTGTCTCTAATATTGAACCAAGCATTTGGCCCATCAGAGGTTTTCATCTTATATCCTAAGTACAAGGCCGCGCAAATGAATTCTCCATTTGCAATGTAGCTATCAAAATGGCGTTCCACTATATGTTTCCACGTATAGCTAGATACTTTTGTATTGACGGTTTTACGGCGCTCCGTAGCGTCGTGCCGCAGTAGCCACTCAACACATTTTTGCACTGCCTCGGGGCGAATATCACCTTGACCCCCAAAGCCAAACTGCGTCAGCCTTGGGTGTTTTTCTTGTATGTTCTCAACAACGATCTGGTACTCATGAATCTCTGGGTAATCAGATGCTTCATCGGGGTACTCCACATGCCATCCATCATCGTCCTTTACATACATAACATCGGGTACGCCATTGACGTAGGTGTTAATTATGTTGCACTCGGGGTCTACATTTGTAAAACAGTTAATCACACTTGTCATATCCGGCACGTTTAATTCGGGCAAGTACAAATGTCCCATGCGCGAGTCAACGTCAATCACAATCTGTGAGATATTGCACATCACGTTCCATCCGTTTTCTGATAGTCCTTTTATCATTGTTAGCTCCTGTTGTATTCACACTGTTTGACAGCGCAGAACTTGCACAGTGGCCCACTGCTTGGGTTCCATACGCCGTTCTCTAATGCGGCTTCGATTCGTGCCACATCTTTTGTCGGCTTCTCTAGGTACTTTGTCATCATTTCCCTGTGGTGTTCAGCCCGAACAAACTCCTTGCTCACTGTGAAGATCAGGGCAGACTTCACCCGATTGATCTTAGGGAACTTGGCGAAGATACCCGCAGCCACAAGGTCGAGTTGCTTGGTATCGGCGTACCGTGCGCTCTTGCTGGTCTTGTAGTCGGCAGAGTGCGCCAAACCTTTTCCCTCGTTCAGCACAACCAAGTCGGCAATGCCGTGCCACCACACATCGGGCGCACTGAACTCGCAAGCTTTCAAGTCCTTGGTCAGCCCAAGCTTGACCTCGCACAGCTTCTCACCCTCAATCTTTTTCAAGGCATCCAGTGTGCCCTGCATGTACTCAAACTGGGGCGGGATTGACTTGTCGTCACGGATGTATTCTTCTGCTACGGTATGAGCAGTCTTGCCGTACAGCGTTGCCGTTGTGTCAGGCTCAACAACATCCTTGGCTATCTTGGTGTGATAGTACTTCTTGGGGCATTGCTGAAATGTTTTCAGGCTACTGAACGACCATACGATACTCATTTAACAGTCTCCATAAGATTTGCCATACCCTGCTTCGCAGTTCAGGGGTAGCCCAGATGCCCACGACGGGCGTATACGCATACACAATTCAACGTACTCCTTAGCTGTTTCAGCCTCGGCCTCCGGTGCAATACAAGCGATGGCGTCATGGACGGTCATCACCACACGGTACTTCTTGGCGATCATCAGCATCTGCTCCCCTATCACGATACGTGCAAGGGCTTGGCATACGTTCTCTACCACCTTGCCGCCGTAGATTCGGTTGGGGATGATAGCTTTGCCTTTCTTGGTGTCGTACACAAGCTCGATCTTGTTGTTTTCTTCGTCCACTTTTTGGCGCAGGTTGGGGTATTTCAAGCGCAGTCCGTTGGGTAACAGGATGCCGTCCGACCCATCTACCTTGAGAATGCCGCCCCGACCAAAGGATGTGGTCTGTTCACTGATGATTGCGGGGAGCACATTGGCCGCCGCTTTCCATAGCTCGGGGATGCGTGGGTATGTTCGTCGGTACGTGTCGATGATTCGTTTCGCCTCATCCTCTGATACCTCCACTCCAAAAGTTTTGAGTTGCGCTCTAAACTTAATCGCACCCATACCATAGCCAGCCCCAAGAATCGTCGTCTTACCGACAAACCGTTCATCCTTCGTAATTGCGTTGATCGCCTTGCCATAGATAGCCGATGCCATGATTTTGTATACATCTTCGCCTTTCTCAAATGCTTCCACCAAATCGTCCTGTCCAGCCAGCCATGCCAGCGTCCGCGCTTCAATCTGCGATGAGTCCGAGTCAATCATCACGTCACCATAGGGCGCAAGGATGGCTTTCTTCAAGGGCGATGTGCGTTGCAAGTTTTGCAAGTTGATCTTGTCGTCACCACCCCACCGTCCTGTGTGGGCGGCGTAGTAGCGCAGGGGAACTGGCATTGGCCCTCGGGAGGCAATCCCAATGAACCGCTCG